CGATTTAATATTACATCTTTCTCAAACATAATAGACACATCTTTACTTTGCTAAACATCATCGCTATTAACTATGAGAAACACGAATAAGTTTGCTTGTTTTGCAGCAGGAGTGATCCTGGCTGCGGTCGCCCACCATAATGCATACACTGTGGATTACGCTGATGAGCGTCTGATTCAAGTAGAGGGACTTACCCAATCTCTACGTGAAACTGTTCAGGCTCCCATCAAAGCCGCACGTGCAATACAGGACTGGTGGATCAACCGATCTGCATACCGGAGAGCAGCCCGGAGTGCGCGTACCCTTGAAGATGCCCATCGTGGCGTCGACAGGTATGACATTCTGGAGCCACTAGAGGAAGACGACCTAGTGGTAGAGGTTGAGGCGGAACCCCCGGTGGTTCAACCTCCACCGTTACCAGATGCGGCTGCACCTCCGGGTGTGGCTGCTGAGGTGGCAGTGGTTATAGCAGCTCCACGTCCTCGGTTTCAGCCGGGAGAACGCGTCGTGGAGCTGGCATCGGCAGCTAGGGTGCAATTCGGACAAGTGAAGAACAACGAAGCCAACGTCGAGGTAGTTCGTAGATTCATGAGTCGGCATCCTTTAGTTTCCGGTGCAACTATCCGTTATAGCCAACGGGCCCAGCTCGTTGAGCGCGCCGTAATCGATTACTTTCTCGTAAGATCAAGTGATATGGTTCAGGCACTCGTGATTTCTAGTAGTAGGAATAGGAATCGCGAGGCTCAGCGGGTGTCGCCTCGCAGTTAGGGGTGCCCAGTTGTTGTTCCAGGCGTGGTGACTAGGAAGGTGTGTAGTCATCCCGCCGTGAGAGTGGAACAACGACAAGGGGTACCTCGCCAACGGAGAGTACATGTCTTGCTTGGAGAAGGCCCAGAAGATGTGTATAGTGTTCACGATAGTTGCACAGCCAACGTTGTTCGTGGTGTCGTCGAGCGAATCTTTACCGTAGACTACGGTGAAGGTCCTGGTTCCCCGATACCGCAAACAGCAAAGGGTTTCAGCAGGTCGACTAGACATAGCATTAAGTTTTTGCGTAAACATGCGAAGAAGCTCGAGAAATGGAGTACTAAGAGGTTTATCAACCACTATGACTCTAACCAGCAGCGCATGAGATACACAAGAGCGAGCGAAAGTTTACTCGTTAAGCCTGTTGAGCGTTCTGACTCTAATGTCATGACGTTTGTCAAAGCGGAGAAGATTAACTTTTCTGCCAAGAACGACCCGGCGCCTCGGATCATCTCGCCTAGGGATCCAAGGTTTAATGTAGCTATCGGACGGTTCATCAAACCGATTGAGGGGGTCCTTTATGGATTGCTCAATGATATGTGTGGCGGACGCACCGTAATGAAGGGCTTGAACAGCTTTGAAACAGGTGCCGCCGTTGCTGAAGCATGGCATAGCTTCAGCGAACCGGTTGCGATCGGTTTGGATGCTAAACGTTTTGACCAGCACACCCGTACGGAAGCGCTCAAGTTTGAACAGCTTGTTTACAAGCTGTTCTTTGATGGGCATGACCGTGAGGAGCTGGCTAGGCTGCTTCGGTGGCAGCTAGAATCTAAATGTACAGCATACTGTGTTGACGGCATAGTGCGTTTTAAGATGAACATAAGAGCGTCCGGTGATATGAACACCGGTCTTGGGACTTGTCTCATTGCTTGCGCACTAGTTTACTCGTTTTGCAAAGATAACGACATGCGATTCAGACTCATTAATAATGGGGATGATTGTGTGTTGTTATGTGAGCGCAGTGACCTACCCACCATTGATGGGCTCTTTGAGCACTGTCATAGGGCTGGTTACTGGATGGAGATCGAGAAACCAGTCTACCAAATCGAACACTTGTCGTTTTGTCAAACACGTCCAGTTTTAACTAGTCGTGGTTACACCATGGTGCGTGAGTTTCCTGTCAGTATTGGCAAGGACTTGCTTTCCATCTTGCCACTTGATAGTGAATCAATGTGGAAGAAGTGGGCACATGATGTTGGCAATTGTGGACGCGCTATTAATAGCGGTGTACCAGTGTTGCAATCTTTCTATACGTCTCTAGCACGGGCTGGGAGTGGCACTCTTGGGGTGCATCCTTGGATTCGTAATAGTGGTTTCTTCCGTATGGCTGTTGGGTTAAGGCCTGACACCACCCCGGTGACACATGCTGCGCGTGTGAGTTTCTGGGAGGCTTTTGGTGTATCGCCAGATTACCAACAGCTGCTGGAGGAGTACTATGATCACAAGACTTACTGTCTTGATCCGTGCCTAGGGAATTATTTAGAGAACTACAACATAGACATTTTATCAGCCAAAAAGCATTATATCAGCAACCATCTTTTCAATCAAAACCCTCATCCACACCATAATTAGTTTGCTACCATGCCAAACAAGACCAACAAGCCCCGAAGGAAAAGCCGAAAGGCTGTCGCCAACACAGTTGCGCTTCCTCAATATGCTAAATCAGGAATGACGAAAGCCTCTATGAAGAATCACGTAAACACTGTTGTTGGCCTCACCAACCCTTTTTCCGAGCAGGCTCGCGGTCAGAAACTGCCTGACGACGATTCAGCAAACAGTTTCACAGCGCAGATAAGACTGTACTACACTCAAACGTCAAATGCGAGTTCCCAGGGATTTGTGCAGGTTCGACCTGACCCTATGAATGCCAACTTAGCCTCTTTCGGGGTTGCAGCTGGCGCTCTTAACACGGTTGCTACGAACACCATAAATCCTGATGCTGCGGCGTATATCAACTCCGCAGCAGAGTATCGCATAGTTTCGTTCGGGGTACGAGTGTACAACATTCTTCCTGCACTGACGACGCAGGGCACGGTACGCCTAATCACCATGAATAGAAGTGCTCAAAACGGGGACGTAATTACTAGTAATTTGTTCTCTGAGATCCAGGAGTTTCCATTGTACGGCCTCGACGTCCACTGGGTTTCAAAGCCCATTGGTGTAGAGTACAAATCGTACATTAACGATGTCTCCAACCATTCATGGCAGATGATGGGAGTATTTCTAGATGGTGTACCTGCTAGCACTGAGGTATTACGTCTCGAGGTTGTTTACAACATTGAGGCTATACCGAGGTTCGGATCTATTCCTGCTAGCATCAGTACACCTGGCCTTCCAAGCAATCCGCAGCAGTTGGCTGCAGCTTCGGCTGTCCATTCCAAACACAAGAATTCACACCCCAGCCAGTCCGTCTGGTCGGTGTTTGAGCAACTTGCTTTGGGGGCAGTCTCGACTGTAGCTAACGCGGCCTTCCCTGTACTTGGGGGGGCTGTTTCCCGCGCTTTAACTGGAGGCCGCCAGAGATACCCTATGATCGTCGATTAGACTATATGGTAACACCAATTTCCTACTAAAATAAACATAAAAATTATAAAATAACATATGCCAGAGGGTAAAACCGAAACCGATGGAGATCGAATACTCGAAACACATACCGTGTATAAACAACTAGGAGGTACGTTTGGAAGCGTACTCCGGCGGATGCAACTCACGAAAGCCTAACCAAATAGGACTCAAACTTTCGTGGGGGGGTGCATCGCGGCCGTGGGGTCCCCTCCGGGACCTCTGACTCT